AATCTTGCGTCAGGGACAGTTCCTGAAGATAAATTTGAAGCATTTAAAGAAGACCCATCAATGAATCCACTGTCATTATTAAATCCTGAAATAGCTATATTTGCTTTTGTTAATTTCTTTTGAGCATTAGCTGAATCAACTACAACAAAAAAATCACCATCTGCATCAGATGTTGAAGTAGTTAATTCTGATAAATCTACATCGATAGCGTCTGCAGTAACATCAATTAAGTTTCCAGCGCCAACGTTTAATGTAACGTCACCTGTAGTTCCACCTCCAGTTAAACCGTCCCCTGCTGTGACACCTGTAATATCAGCAGAGATAGTTTGATATTCTAACGCTGTTGCACCTGCATTTACAGCTAAAACTTGATTTGCAGTACCAATCGCAGTTAAGCCAGTACCGCCTTTTGTTGTCGGAACTGTAGGCAATCTGTCTGATGCTAAAGTTCCTGAAGCAATATTAGTTGCGTTTAAAGCTGTTAGTGCAGAACCGTCTGCTGCAGGAAGTGTTGCTGGGAATCTTGCATCTGGTACTGTACCCGAAGCTAAATCTGATGCGTCTAAGTTTGTTAAGTTTGCGCCACTGATTGCAGGTAATGTCGCTGGGAATCTTGCATCTGGTACTGTACCAGAGGTTAAGTTATCTGCATTTAGGTTTGCTAAATCTACTGTTTGGTATTCTAGTGCTGTTGCACCTGAGTTCACTGCAATAACTTGGTTTGCAGTTCCAATTGCAGTTAAACCTGTACCACCTTTTGTTATTGGTACTGTTGGTAATCTATCTGATGATAAAGTTCCTGAAGCTACGTTTGAAGCATTAAGAGCAGTTAAAGCTGAACCATCTGCTGCTGGAAGTGTTGCTGGAAATCTAGCGTCAGGAACAGTTCCTGAAGCTAAATTATCTGCGTTTAAATTTGTTAAATTACTTCCATTGTTTGCAACAATGTTTCCACTTGAATCTAGGATAACGGCTTTGGAAGCAGGTAAAGTACAGAAAACATTTTTTGTTCCTGCACCAAAGTTTACTGCAGAGTCACTGTTAGATGAAGATATAATTGTGTCTCTTGATAAAGTGTCTGTAGCTGCATCGGTTACAGTTCCAAGACCAACTTCGAACTCACCGTTTTCGTTAACGATAGCGTAATAAGTGGTATTAGAATTACCAATACCTGTAACGAACGATTCAAAACCGGATACCGCTCCTGCTAAATCAAATGTACCTGTACCTGTTGTGGTAGAGGTTTCTTTTACTCTATCATTTATTACCAAAGCCATTTTAGCTCCTATTTATTAAGCAATTCTTAGTATTGCAGCAGATGTTGTGAATGCAGGGAACTGGATTGTAAATGTTCCAGAAGTTGCAGTCTTGTCTCCACCAAAATCTAATACAGCCACTGCTTCAGTAGTACCAGTACCACCATCAGTAGTTGTGTTGTAAATCAAAGCACCTCTAGCTGTTAGTGTAACTCCAGTGAAAGATAAATCATCAAAGTTAGTAATAGCGACTCCTGATGAAACTTTAACACCTTGGTTTACTAAAGCTTTACCACCTGCAGTATAACCTGCTGGTGAAGATACTTCTGATGTTGTTGCGTAGTTAGTTGTTGATGCACCAATTGATGCAGCAGAAGTGTACATTGCTAATTTGAATGTATCTCCACCTGAACTATCAAAATCATGCTCACCGCCCATTAATTGCTTCTTGAAAGAATTGCAAATTGCGTTAGTTGTTATTGCCATAATTGTTCTCCTTTAAAATTACGTATTTGGTGATGGTGAAGGTATCTTAATTCTAGGCACCCCATCATCATATTCCGCACGTCTTCTTCTCCCCATTTGTTGAAGAGCAAAATTCTGTACTTCTTCATTATACTTGTTTTTATACAAGTTGTACATATCCATGGGGCCTTTTAAATAAGAAAAAGCCTCAGCTAATACACCATGTAACAACATTGATTCTTGATAAGTAGATAAAAATGTATTGTTGGTTGATGTAAATTCTGGTGGATCTGTAATGTAGTTAATTTGTACAGTATATGCAGAATCTGGTATAGGTGCTACAAGAATATTGAAATCGTCCCAATTAGCCCAATATTTAGGAAGTCCTGTTGCAGCATTATTATTGTATTCAGAAATAAAACTTGTATCTCTTCTCTCTAGAAATGTTCTTGTTGATCCATCAATTACTTGAACAGATCTCATAATAGTTAAATCAGCAGGTAAGCTTACATATCTGTTACCTGATGTAAACGTAGATGTTGAATACTTTCTAAGGTCGTCATAATCAACTTTACCGGCTACATCTAGCTCAACAGATCTAATAAAATCTTGAATAATTTGATCTGTTAAAACAGAACTTCCAACTTCCGTGTAGTCTCTTACTTGTGTTAAAAAAGCTGAATGTGTAATTGCCATTATGTAATACTCACTGTTACTGGTTTAACTTGTATTGATAATTGTCTTCTTCTGTTTTGTAAAGATGGGTCTGCAGGCTTCATCTCAGATGTACCTTGATTAATAAATGCAAAATCACCTGGTAAAGTTAAATTCGCAACACCAACTGAAGCTCCGCCTGAATCTGCTTGAACACCATTTCTATTTGTGGGTTGTTGAAATCTTTGTGGTCTTGTATTTTGTAAAGCAATAGCATCAGCTACTGTTCGTCTTCTTCTGATTTGTGGATGTTTAGGCTCAAATTCAGAATAATGAACTAATGATCCATTCCATTCTTTGACCATTTCATTATATGGAAATGCCATACCTGATCTATCAGATATTGCTAATGCATTTTTACCTGTAGCCCATTTTGGCATAATTAAACTCCATTAGGATAAAAAGATTGTGGAGTAATAAATGTAGATGCTCTTTGACCATCTTCATCTAACGCTCTTTTCAATTCATCCTCATAAATTAATTTATTTTGTTGTACAAGCTGTGGAGCTTTTTTCATAGAGATATAATAAGCTAAACCTGCGCACATGCACGGTAAAAATCTGTATGCAACATCCGCATCATTTGTATATGCACCTGCATCTTCAATTCTTTTAATTACGTAAAATTTTAAAGTATTGTAAGTATTTAAATCTGGTGCTTGGTACAAATATATTTTAGGTGTTGTTTGTCTATCAACATAATATTGTGATGGTTGTCCTGTAGCTAATTTATTTGGTAATGCAGCATATGCTGATCTGTCTATTTTAGTAATTGAAACGTCCTGTGTATTTGCATTATTAGATGCTGCAGCAGTTGAAGATACATAAGCCTCAAGCACATCATTAACATCTGAATCAACTGTGTATTCCGCTTGTCCAGCAACTAAAGGTATTTCATTTAGTTCTGTTTTCCAAAGATGAATACCTCTGTTACCCCATTCAGCAAATAATAAATCTAAACTTCTTCTAGCTGAACGCATGTCATAACCAGAAGTGGTGCTAAGACCACATCTTTCATAACCTTCATCAATAACTTCATCTATATTCAGGTTGAAACTAGTAGTTCCTGATGTAGCCATTTATATCTCCTTTTTAGCGGCCGCTTTGAGAGTGTAAAGCTTCTCCTTTTTGCGGTTGTACAACTTATCTGATTGTACCACCTTTAAACTAAATTTTGAAGACCTTAGGTTTTTTGCTATTGGGTTTCTTTTTGACTTGTAATCTTTTCTTTTTTTCACCTCTAGCGCCTCTTAACTTACCTTCTATTTGTTGTGGTATTTGTGATCGTCCTATTGGCATATCTTTTTAATTATTTTGTTTATATCTGGTAGATAAGCATATTTTAGCGAAGTGTTCAACATCATTCTCTTCAAATCCTGCAAATCTTCTACAATTACTTCGCCAGGTTTATTTAAAGAAGTATTCAAAACAAAAGGTATTTGGTATCTTTTATTAAAGTTATTTAACAAACGATAATAATTTAAATTATCTGATAAAGATACTGTTTGTACCCTAGACAAATTTTTAGGAGATATAACATTTTTTAAAACATTTAATTTATCTTTTTTGGCTTGATAAACAAACATCATATACCTTGGATCAGTTTTATTTGGGTTATCAAAATAATCATCAAAACTATCCTCTAAAATTGTACAAGCAAAAGTTCTATACCATTCTCTTTTTTTGATTGTGTTAATAATTTCAATACAATTTTTTAAACAAGGATTTATTATTAAACTTCGGTTGCCTAGCGCTCTTTGTCCTTGTTCAGACCTTCCTTGAAAAATAGCTATTGGTTCTTTATACAAAATTTCACTTAATCCTGAATCTGATGAATCTTTAATTTTAAAATTATCATCAAAAATAGTTAAATCATATTTAGGTAAAAAACCAAGATAAACTGGATGTTTTCTTTTTAAAGAATTATTATTTATTGTATTTAAAGATCCTAAAGATATTCCTTGATCATTACACATTGGATCTACATGTATATTAAAGTAATTTGATAAATTATGATTATTTAAAATGTTTTGTGAAACACCACCAGTAATTA